CATCTTCGTCTTTCAAATAACAATCTTCCTTGGTATAAATCCATGCAGCACAGTATGCATCTTCACCCTGATTCTCAATCAGTTTGTTGACTCGATCTTGGAGTTCTTTGAGAGTGTAGTTCATCAGTTTGAAGGAAAGTTACGGCAGACAGCATCACACAAAATCTTCACAAGTTCACCATCATAGTTGACATCGTACTCTGCAAAGTAATCAGTGATGATACAATCAATGTCCTCCATCAGTTGTTCCCTTGCCATCAGGATTAGGAGTTTGTTGTACTCTTGATGTTGTTGAATGTCAGTCATAATCAGTTAGAAGAAACGTGAGAGACAGTATAACGCTTGTAAGAAACTTGATAGTATTTCAATTCCTCACCAATACGATTCGCAAGATTATTCATCTGACGCTCAAGACCTACGTTAGACTTAGTTGCCTTAAGTTTGCGACGTTCAGTGATAGTCACCACATCTCCATTGGGTTCGATGCGGTCAACTTCGATTAGGTAAGTGTTGTTCATACTAAAGGGAACATTTCAAGGTGAGTAATTTTGAATGCCTATCAATCACATTCCATTGATATACTCATGAAGTTCCTCATAGTATTGTTCTTCAGTGTCAAATTGACGACCTTGAATTACACAAGGAAACGTCTTTTTTTGAAACATTGTGGATGCGACTTGACAGTCTTTTTCATCATATCCCATCTCAATCAGAGTTTGGATATAAGGATTGTAATGTGTCATTTGTGTCAGTAAGTGTCAACAATGTCAGCAACAGTTCTCATACTGTCAGCGGTAAAGTTCCTTGCTCCAGGAGAGTTTAGAAACAGAATACCAACAACAATCAAGAGGAGGACTTTCACTTGGTTTGAGTAGAAGTTTGCAGGACGTGTTTTGGTTAATGTCTTCAACATAATTCCAAAAGATTAGAAGTTCAGAGAAACAATTCAGAGAAGCAATCTACATCGTAGAGAGAAGTCTGAGAGAGAAGTCCGAACTCTTACACTATAGGGAACATTTCAAGGTGAGTAATTCTATTCGATCAGATCTTCCCAAACTTCTTCACCACACATGTCCGTAATATCTTCCTTCATATCATCATAATCCCAATCTTTCATATTCTCAACTATAGTCTCTGCAGCGAATTGACATAACGTTTTCATGTCCATTCCGTCAACAATCATCCATGCATAATCATCTTTCAGTTGATCAAGTCTTTCGGGAGTCATCATGTTAGGATCAGTGTAGTGTGCGATGAGTGACATTAAAGTATAACTCAGACCAACAGGTCAGATGTAGCGAGAGTGCCAAGTCTCATACCATTACGAAACTCAGTGGTGAAGAACTCAGTGCCATTGTACAAACGAATGAACCAATTAAAGTTCTTCTGAAATACACCTTCACCAGGAATACCATGCTCATCGAGAATAGCATTGAGGCGAGACTTAGTGGTGTTAGACTGCCAACCACCATCGTACAGTTTGATACCCTTGTCATCAACAATGGCGATCAGATTACCATGAAGATAGACAAAAGAAACATTCTCTCCCATATTGTTGAGAGTGATAACTTCAGTGTTATCAAGTTTGAAATCTTTGGACTCACTGATAGCAGCATTCATGAGTCGTTCGATCTTACGCATAATTGATTCGTGTGGTTACACTATAGGAGACATTTGGAGGTGAGTAATTCTGAAGATCACTCAATCTCGATTAGAGGTCATACGAACTGCGGTAATCTTTGCACCAGGATAACGTGCCTCTAGAACTTGTACCGCAGTAGAGTATGACGTAATACCACAAACTTCAACGGTTTGAAACTTGTAACCGTTGCCAGTCTGAATGTTACCTGTGAATGTGGCCATGATGTAATCAAATTAAAAAGCTCGGGTCTTACATGATAACCAAGTAACCACACCATGATGTTATCAATGCCCAGATGTGTGGATTTTAATTAGGGCTTACACCCAGGAGAATCGGTCAACATAACGACACTGTTCGCGGATATTATCACCAATCGCGGGTTCATATTTCCCACCTTCATAACAGTCTTCGTCAATAAAATAGTATTTGACATCTGCGATCAGTTTCTTAGAAACTTCACCAGATTGATCCAATACAGTGACAGCAACACGTTCTACACCTTTGTTCTCAAGTTGATCCTGAATCCAACTATACATCTCCATACAACCATCAAACAATTTAGCAGTGGTGATGTTATCATCACAAATTGCAAGATAGGCACCGTTGAACTCAGGATTCGTGGTGTTAAAGTTGACTTCGATCATTATCAGTGAAACGTGGTTACACTATAGGAGACATTTGGAGGTGAGCTATTCTGTCAGACAGATTCAAGAATAGCTCGTCGTGCTTCATTGGCCATACATTGATTGGGAAAAGTAGCAATCTTAGTGAAGTCTTCCCTCCAATATAATGCCCATTTGTGTGATCCTATCACACCTTTGACGATGATGGGATTATCAATGCCGAGTGGGTAAGACATAATCAACCTCCGAACAGTTGATCAAACAAGTCATCCATTGATTCACGTTCGTGGTGAGAATCAATGGCATTTCGCATCTCAACATAATACTGTTGTTCCATCTTGAGCTTCAACAACTGGTCACCAATCTCGTGCAGTTTGTTGTTAATCTCAACGCGATCCATTCCGTTCACCGTAGTGACGGTGATTGGCATACCTTGTGACATCGTGGTGCGTTCGGAAATTGTCATCATTCTTTAGTGGTTACACTATAGGAGACATTTGGAGGTGAGTAATTTTATTTCATCTCAATTCGGTCGATCAAACACATACCAACGTCGAAAAACAGATCTTCATCAATGTCACCCAACTTTTCACGAAGAGCATCACCAACTAGCTCAGTGATAAACTCAGAATAACGCTCATCTTCATAGATGTAATTGATAACGTCATCCTTCAATGCATCGGCCAGTTTTGATACACATTTTGCGGAGAGAGCCATTGTCATTCAAGTAATTTGGTGATGATGTTTAATGCAGTAACCGACAGGATACCTACTGAAGTATAGAAGAAAAACCGTGGAATACTAGCGAACATAGAGGAAAGAACCATATTGGTCGCAAATATAAGGATTCTCCAGAAGTTCCTCGATGTTGTAACGAACTCCTTTGGCAGGACCCTTCACACCAGCAGGTTTGTAACAGTTACCAGTTACATTCTCCACAAACATGAAGACAGAACGACCAGGAATCCGATCACCTTTAGAAACAAGGTAAGACCACAGTTTAATATACTTACGACCAACTTCTACCTCAAGTTGAGTATAAGTTGTGTGGCCATTCTCAATCGCAAGAACTTTCCACTCATCATTAAGAATCTCGATCAAACTATCAACGAGAAACTCAGATTTGGTTTGAGATACTTGAAGCATGATAGGTTAGGTGGTTACGTTATTGAGGACCTTTGGAGGTGAGTAATTGTGAAGCTTTACGATTGATACGAGCAATTGTAACACAATCACCTTGAATTTGTTGGATATTATCTACCCAAACAAGGTTTCGAGTTTTAATATCAGATGCAACGTTGTAGGTCATTTGATAGGATTGGGATAATACTCGTTTTCAGTTAGAACATCGGTAAAAGTTTCGTTATCATCTTCACTGAAGACCAGATACAGGGTTTCATCATTATCACTCACATTCCACTCATTGTAGATAGCGAGAATATCACGACTTGCCTCTCTTTGTTCTTTCTTCTTAGAAGATTTGATTTGTTTCCCTATCTTTTTGATTCGTTTCTCATATTGTTGGTGAATATCATTCGCAAGATATTCTGTACGTTCATGATTGAAATTGAAAGTGTTTCCATCAATCTCAAAGATCTCTTTTTCAGATGATTCAAAGTTCATAGTATTGTGTTTGATTCAGTTACAAGAAAGATTGAAGATCAATCAGTAGTTGTGGCTTTACCGACGTTAGATGGACCTTTCCAAACTAGACCTTCTTCTTCCCATTTGTGAATAAAAGCACGACGAAGTGTGGTTAGTTCTTCATAACGTTCAGACTGTGCCTGAGTATAAGAGAAGTTTTGTGCACGCCAGGTTTTACGAAGATCCTGAAGTTCACGAAGAATCTGAGAAGAATGATTCATAATCTTAGTGGTTACAATGTAGTGGACAATTGAAGGTGAGTAATTTTAATTGGTGCAGAACTCAACCAATTTTTTCTCTATTAAAGTGACGGGAATGTCTGATGCTACAATATATGCTTCTACTTCTTCTAAAATCTCATTATTAGACAGATCTTGTCCTTTTAAATTGTCAATCAATTTTGACAAATCTTTCTCAGTCCATGACGACTTAATTCCAAATTCAATTAGTTCTTCATGGTTAAACATGGTGGATGATTTACCATCACCAAGTGATCCATCTACACAATCTTGAATAACATGATGTGCTTCATGTCGTAGAGTGTCTAAGTCATTCTTTGTCCATTCTACTTGAGGACCACCAGAAATACCGTTTTCTTGACATACAACAAATAATCCTGAATATGGGAAATAAGATCCTGCATATTTTCCATTACAGTGAATCTTATTGTTGATGACGGTAACTACACCTAACTTTCCTAATGTGTTCCATAGACTGACATGATCCTCATAGGTATTCTCAGCCTTAGCAACACCAGGAGTGAGAATTGTTACAGTAGAAAGAAGTGAGAGAATGAGTTTTTTCATCACAATCAAAGTTCAGGACCAACATATTCCATAATATCAGCGGGATCATCACTGACAAGATAAGTTTCTGTGAATTGAATAGCTAACTCACGATTAGCAAAAATCATCTCCACATTGTCATAAAGGCGATCTGTGTGAACAGTCACCGTGATAGGTTTGACTCCTGATGCATGAATACAATCTTGAATGTCAGACCAAATATGATCTGAAACGAAGTCATATTCAACTTTGATTGATTCAGACATTAGACCGATTCCTCTTGACAAACTGAACGATACTGATTGACGATTGTTTGTAGTGAAACGATCGCATTTTCCATAGTAGCACGAGAATATCCTGTAGCATAAGGATAACCTCGATCAGGATCAAACTTAGAATCTTTACTAACAATCACTCCGTCCTTCAAAGATTCAATGACGGTCAAAAGTTGAGAATCAATGTTCATTGTGGTTTCGTACATAATTTAACTTTGAGTGACCTTAGAGCCTGCTTACGGGCCTTTAGACGACCCTTACACATTCCCTTGGTTCTTTTCACTTTACCTGAGTTTTTCACCCAGTTAGGAGTGTTAGACATCTCACCGATTGAAAAACTATTTCTACCAAAAAAAGGAGGTGGAACCTCCTAAAATATTACATTGTGGTCTTAGGACCAAACTCACGTTGATAAGAAACCTTTACATGCTCAATGGTTTTGTGAATGTAAGGTTTGATATATTCAACGAGGTTTTTAAGATCCTGACCAAGTTGGTTGGTTTCATATTTATGAATATCCCAACGAACTTTAATATCTGCTAGGTACTGTTCACGAGTGATTAGAACCTTAGGAGCAGTTTCGGTCATAAACAGTTGCGTCTACACTATAGTGGTCATTTGGAGGTGAGATATTCTATTTTCGTTTCTTTTGTCTAAGTTTATCTACAAAACTCTTAGCTGATTGTAAGTTTCTACACTCTTTCATCTTGGTACAATTATCCCAGATAACCATAAGTTTTGTGGATGATCCCATTATAGGAATTGCTGCATATTTACCATCATCCAATACAAAACCGATTGGACCTGGTGCAGCATCTAGAATGTGAGAGTTCGTATATTGAAACTTACTCATTGAATACTGCAGTGACTGAGACTACTTTAGCATGAGGATTACGGGATAAAGCTGTCTCTCGTGCCTCCTCATAATTACGAGCATGAACAATCTCCTCAAAGATCTTTCCAGCAACGTATAGTTTAACTTGAACTTTCATGACTTACCTCCGAGTCACACTATCATACATCTCACCCTTCTCAAAGACAACATCTACACAACGTTGTAGGGCTTTCTCTGTGGAAACACCCACATTGTTGTAGACAGGGACGCACAACATACCGTAGGTTTTTGTAGAAGAACCCACACGAATCACGCGACCAACAGTCTGAAGCATCTCGATTACGTCCATGTTACGGAGGAAGATAACCGCCTCAAGTTCAGACACATTGATACCCTCACTGAGAATAGATCGGTGAAGACAAATAAACTTTTTGTCACGATCCTTACCCCAGGCGTTAAGAGTCTCAAAGAATACTTCACGAGAAACCTTCTGACCATCAATGATTGCACCCGTCTTGGATGTAATATAGAGGTAAGAATATCCACGTTCAGTCAACTGATCCGCAAAGTCAGTCATAAACAAGTTTTGCAACTGACGAGTGGTCTTGACACAAACAAGGATCTTTTTGATCCCGATCTCGTCAATGGACGCGAGAACATTGTTCCCCTCCATGTGAGGAGTGAGAGACTTCTTGTCCACTTTGTCCATCTCAATGACCTTAACTTTAGGAGGAAGGATAAACCCATTCTCCACAAGTTCAGGTGCAGAAACACGTGCAATCACTTGACCATAAGTTTCAGTCCAGTTCATACCTGGTTTCTTCACAGTCACACTTGTTTTGCGTGTCGCAGTAAAGAAGTAACAACGATCTGCCTTCTTACTGAAATACTCAGTAGGACCGTAGAAGTTACGTTGAACACTATTATGTGCCTCATCAAAGTAGATCGTATCCACATCAATACCACTCTCCTGAATACGATGGAGAGAATGATAGGTGGTAAAGATAAGAGAATGATCACCCACAGTACGAGACATTTCTACCGCGAGTTTGATCTGTTCAGGTTTAGTGGTGCTGAAATGTTTGGTCTCACCACTATGAACGTGAATTACATTTGCGTTAGTGATGTGTTCCAGATACTCTGAAGACAGTTGTTCCATCAACAAAATACGTGGACCCACAACAACAATAGTCCGAGGTACATTGACCTCAAAACGTTTCACTGCGTCCATAATTGCGATCAATGTCTTACCACCACCAGTTGGGACAATGATTTGACCAATAGAATTATTGCGAAGTGCATACACTGCCTCTTCTTGATGGGGACGCAGTTTAATCATAATCTAGGTGGTTACAATACAGTGAACATTTCAAGGTGAGTAATTACGTTCCAAACCCATTGTGGAAGTTGGCGTAGGCAAACTCGGTACGATT